CTGAAGTCTAACAAAAAGTTTAGAACTCCATATTGTCGGTATAAAATCTTCTAGACCCATATTTATCTCCTTAAATTTTTAATTATACTTTACCAAGAGCTTTATCAAGCTCACCAGCCATTTCCATCTCAATCATTTCTTTCTCCGAAAGTTTAGATAAATCAACTTTATTAGTAGATTTTATCTCATTTCCTGCTCCAGGCTTATAACCACTTGCAAGAAGTTCACTTACTTTCGCAGTTTTTGCATTTTATATTTCAGTTTTGAAATTGCGAATATATAAATTCGCTTGTTCTACACTTGTAAATGGAATATTATCAATAAAATCTAAACTGACTCCCTCCTTAAATGCCAAATCTTTAATCTGGCTTTTAAGTCTCTCCATCTCTTGTTCTTCTTTCATTCTCCTCATATTCTCTTCAAGCTCACGAACACGCTTTTGCTCAGGTGTCTCTTCTGGATTACGTTTCAATAATTCAGCAGCAACTCTTGCGTTGACTTCATTATCAAATGTTTTCCGTTTGTATGTATCCAATGCTTCAGTAACACGTTTGTCCATCATCGGCTGAATTAACGCTTTACCATCTGGTGTATCAAGATAAGCCTTAACCTTATCAGGAGTTATTGGTTCTTCTGGAACTAATCCCTTCAAATAAGTTTTAATAGTCTCATCATCACTGTTTGCTTCCAAAAAAGCTTTTACCTGTTCAAATGTAATAGTCTCATCATTCATATTATTTCTCCTTGTATCCTTCACAAAAATCCTGTAGTATTTTAATCCTACTCAGATTTTGGAAGTCTTCTTTTCATTGGTCTTCCTCTAGATTTTCTTGTTTTTGAAGTATTTGATTCATTCTGTACAACAACGGGTACAGTAACCAAATCCTTATTTGTATTCTCAACAACAGAATCCTTTTCGCTAGGAACACTATGCAATGCTGCAAGTCTTCTTCGTCTAGCTTCAAGTTTTCTTTGTCTTGCTTTGTTCAATTAAAACCTCCTTTGCCTTTATACGAAAAAAGGCAGAAGACGCTATTCAACATCTCCCGCCTCTGGTTTTTCCAGCCAGCTTTATATCATTAACCATATATAGCACACATTTTATATTTTGTCAAGTACCTCCTATTGTATAGTTTTACTAAAATGTTCCGTGTCCACCGACTCCTTTCTTACATCAACTATAGTTCCATCACGAACAACAAATTTAATGGACACCTCTCCAAACTCCTTTTTCTGCAATTCAGTAGCAATCCAATTAAGATAACAAGAAAGTGAACTTCCTGTAGCAGTTTTATTATTCATTTGCCCGCCTTTTTCTTTCTTTTTTTTGCAGCCTGTGCCAATTTAGTCATTTTCTTGACACCATACTTCTTAATACCAACACTTGCTGCAACTGCTGCTGGATTTTCATATCCAGCTTCTCTAGCTTTCTTTTCAATAGCAGCAAATCGTTTGCCACTACCCAATTTAGGTTTTCTAGCCATTTTAAGACCTCCTCTTACTTCTTCTTAGAAGTCTTTCTAGAAGATTTCTTCTTAGAACCTTTACATGCCATTTTAGTATCTCCTTATTTTAGTCTTTTAGCTTCACTCAGAGCTATTGCTATTGCCTGTCTTCTGCTTTTAACTTTCTTACCAGAACTGGATTTTAATGTACCCATTTTATACTCATGCATTACTTTTTTAATTTTATTGGATTTCCGCTTTTTACTAACAGCCATTATTCACCTCCTCCATGATATTTTTTGTACCACTCATTATAGGTCATGTAGGGAATAATTCCTTGCTCTTTAGTTCTTCTGTATTTTGGTTCGTGCCCTTCTACAAAGAAGTTTTCAAGACACCTACAGTTACATCGCTGCTCTGGACTTAATCCTTCCCAATGCGGATATGGAGTGGTTTCACCATTAGGTAATGTATAAAGTCCAGTTTCCATATCCTTTTTCTTTCCATCCATAGCTGCATGGTCTGGTCTTGTTCTTAAATCCAAAACAGCATCCCATACCATATATCCTTTAACACCATTATCTAATGCCTGATAGTATGTATAATCTGAACCAGCAGTAAGTGCATTCATCCCTTCTGTTCTTACTATTTTTAATGCTCTACTATTTGAAATATCAATAGCTTTTGATAAATCTCTGCTCATAGCTTCAAAAGTTTTACCTTGAGCCAATCCATTCATCAATGCTTCTCTTATTTTCCTTCTAGATACTATTGTATATTCTTTTAATGATTCTGCATAAAATTTATTATTTATTTCTTCAATGGAAAATAATTTTGCTATTTGAGCAGCAGAAGGAATAAGTAAACCTAAATGTATACCAGTAGTCATATCTAAAGCCCACTCATTATAAAAAAATGACTGTTTATACAATTCTGGCAATGCTGTTTTTATTGCATACAAGCCTCTTTTTATAGCAGGTTCCAAGATGTCCAATAATTGTTCCTCTATTGCAGCATATCTATTATATTTTGCTAAATCAGAAGTAGTTAGTATACCATCGATAGCATATTTATCATAAATTATTTTCATTTCACCTTGTATATTCATCAAAGCATCATAATATGCTGCTTGTATTCTATCCTCATACTTTTTCAATAAGGATAGAAATGCTGGAACTATTGTTTCTTTTCTAAAAACCTGAAAATCTGGCATATTAGAATCTCATCCAAGGTTTCACATACCATGTACTCTTATTCAATGATTCTTTTAGTTTTTCAGCTTCTTTAACCAAATTTCTCCGCATCAGTTCATTGTAAAGTACATCAGCTACCTTTACATTATAGCTATATGGAATATCACTGTAAGTTTTAGCCAATTCCAAAAGCACTTCATTACTCGCAAAATGGAAAGAAGTATCGGCTGTATCAGCTTCCCTTTCTAAATCAATTTTATATTTAGTAAGAAATTCTTCATACTTCTTTATTTTGTCTTCTTCACTTTCTACTTCAGAATATGAAGGCATCACATCTACAATAGTTTCATCCGAAACAACTTCCTGTTTTACAGGTTCAACTTCCTGCTTTATTTCATCCAAAACAGGTTCAACTTCCTGCTTTATTTCATCCAAAACAGGTTCAACTTCCTGCTTTATTTCATCCAAAACAGGTTCTTCTACTTTCTTTGCCATAGCTCTACTCCTTTATTCTCCAATTTGTTCACCTTTATCATTAAAAGCTTTTCCTATAGGTTTACCTTGCTCATCAAAACTTGATTTTGCACCAGTCATATCATATAATGTTCCTATAGGATTACCTTTAGAATCCTTCTTTGTCTGCTCTACACTAGGCATCATATTCTCTCTATCCTGTTCCTGCCTTCTTAGTTCCTCTTCTGTATTGGGTACAATGTCATCAGGCATAAAATCAGTAACAAGATAAGAACTGAATCCTGCTGCCTTCAATGCCTGTGCAGTCTGTGCAAATTCCAGTACATTCAATGGTGTGTTCCGTTTATGAGTTATAACAATATCTTCGGACTGACAATATGGTCTACCTAATACTTTATAGACATTAAATATCAGATTCATTCTTTCATACAGTCCAGTGTCAAAATCAGCCTCAGCCGAAGAAACAAGATTCTCAAAATCAAACAATAATCTTTGAATAGCTATACCAGAAGCACCACTAAACTTTTCTACTGCAAAATCTGGAACATGAGACTGTATATGAATCTGATTTTTTACTAAATCTGTCATAAACTGAATAAACCCATATGGAATATCTTTTGTTAAAAACTTTATATCTGCATCTTTATCCAAATGTTCCATTATTCTATATCTTTTCAAATTCTGTAGTGCCGCTGATATAGCATTAGGTTCCTTTTTCTTCATTGGGTCTGTTATACCAAACCGTTTCATAATAAGATATGCGTTTGCAAATCTGTCAAATTCATTCATTGAATCAGAAATAAGCATATCATAACAATCTATCAGTCCAATAACAGGTTTAATAAGTCCCATCCTTTCATCACCGAGGTAATATGCTGCAACAGGAATATCATTGAAAAAGTTAGGTTGGTCTGGAGCATCTTTTACTAGATTCCAGTCATTACTACCAATAAAAGATTGATTTGAAGTATCATTTTTCAACCTTTTATAAATTTCAATGTGGTCTTTATAATACACTTCTACTTTATAAGCTCCATTATTTACTGGATAAAACCGTATTGCTATTTTCTTTTTCGGTTCAGAACTATAGTCATAGAGAAGTATCATTTCACGTGGGTCAACAGTAAAGAATTTTACTTCTGCCTTTACTGGCAATTTATTATCCATAGTAAATTCACCATCTATATACAATAATTCATAAGAAACTCCAAAAATTCCAGTATTTCTTCCCGCTCTACTTGTTTTTATATGCTCATTATTGATATTATAATTATTCATTAAATTTGCATATGCAGGATAATGTGATTCTATATCGGGATTATTTATAGCTTCCATTGAATTTTTTGGCCCCGTTGGGGAACCATCTACTAATTCAGTGGGTTTATAAGTAATATATTTTGGCCTATAAGCGTATCCAGAAAAAGTATTCACTATTTTTCTACCATACGGTACAGGAATTGCTGCATTCGGTGTATTTGCATCAGTATAGTTATGAGTTATAATATCACCTCTATTATTTGCATTCTGTGGATTGAATTTAGAACCTGCTGCAACTGCTGGATTTGCAAACGGATTTCTTTTAGTTATTGTTTCATTTTCTCCTATATAGTATTTCCATAATACATTGAATACCTGTACTTCATTGTGTTCATATTGTTCTATAATAGAAAGAATATCAGAAGTAGTTAATACATCTTTATCAGTTTTTAATAGTTCCATAAAATATCTCCTATAAACCTAAATCGCTTAAACTATAATTTGAAATAAAACCAGAATAAACTTCCTCGTGCCATAATTCTTCTGTGCCATATCGCAATGCTGCAATACAATCATCATTCACTTCTACAAAATCATCAGTATATTCTTCATTACCATCTTTATCTCTTATCTTTTTCCTATGGAATATCTGTATCTCTTTTGCAGTATTTGGGCATTTTGTTTTATCTATATGCATTCTCTGTCTTGTAAGAAAATCTATACCGAACCGTAAACTCCCCATTCCTTTTGTTGCACCTTCTACATGCCATCCTCTACTATTCCATTCATCGATTCTGTCTGGTTCAGCACTATCTGCTTTTATTATCATACTATGACCTAAATCCCCATAATATTCTTCAGCATTCATGATAAACTGTAAATTTGTCCAGCCTTTTCCATACAATTCATCAATTACATACAATTCTCCATCTCTAAAACCACCTAAAATAAGAGCTGAAGCATGATTATATCCAAAATCCATACCCATAAATAAATTTTCATAGCTATCCAAACTATAATCAAAATCCTCAATAATATAGTCTGTGAATACTACTCCACCGTATACTCCCCAATTACCATCAACATACACATCTTTATAATATGAATCAGTAATAGATTCCAAATATCGTACAACATCTTCTTGCAAAAACCTATTATCCCTATAGGTACTATGATGCAGTGTTACACCTCTTTTAGGCTCATCGAAATAAGTTTTTTTGATCCAGTGCCCAGCCCATATTGGGTTTAATGTTAATATACCTTGTTTAACAAAAGTTGTATTACCTCTCAATCTCAGTCTCAGTTGATTCACATCATCTGGAACAGCTTGGTCTGCCTCTTCCAGCCAAAAATCAGTAGGGTCAAAAAAACTTTTCAGTTTTGTAACATCATCCAGTCCAACACTAAATATGGCATTATCGGTTACTTTACATTTTATGCTTGCTTCTGTATTATTGAATGAAAACAAATCAGTCATTCCAAAATTACGTATAGTTTGTACTAACAAATCATAACAAGAATGCTTTACTTCCTTCTTTACTTTTCTTGCTACTAAAAATCTATGCCCTTTTTCTGTTACCATTTTGTAAATAATTTTCTGTGCAGTAAAATAGGAATTATGGGTAACAACAAAATTCTTAAGCAGCATCTTATTATCCCCATCTACCATACACCCATAATATTCCCCTTCACCACATTCCTCAATCTTGAATGTACATTTGCCTTTCATATTATGTGCTTTATATTTTTTGCATGGTAGACTTTTCAAATTCCCTTTTATTTTTATTCTGTATACTCCAGGTAAATCCTAACACAACCTATGGACAAGGTGTTGAAAGATTATGGCGAAGATCACTTCAAACAGATTATCCACTGGATATGTTTTCAGGAATTGGAGACCAGGAAATACTTAAAAAAGAAGTTCTACTAAACACACTAACCACAGACTTCCTTGCAGGAGTAAACGAAGAAACATTTGGCTACATACCCAGATACAGCGAAATGAAATACCGAAATGGAATATATGGCGGAAACATGCAAAGCTCATTCGGACTATCACAACATCTTGGCAGACATTGGGGGTGGGCTGAAAATACAGGAGTAAACTTTGATAATGTTCAAATAAATGAACAGTTCATTAACATGCAAGACCCAAATGTCTATGAATTTAGGGCCTTAAGGGGCGGACTAAGAGAGGTAGATATATTCAGTGTATTACCCCTTCTTGGTGGAAACACTTCAGAAAACACAATCTTCTGCCATATACTCATAAGTGCCTTCGTAAACAGAAACCTTCCAATGTTCAGCACGCCTAAATTGGGAGTATGATATACTTAATCGCACCTGCATTAATACCCCCTATTATCCAGGGAATCGGCGGATTGGCGTCATACTTCGCAAGTAGAAGCGCCGTCCGTCGACAAAACAAATACAACTTACCAGCTGAACAAGCCAAACGACTAAGGGAAGCAGGAATACCACTTGTCGCCAGTAAATACTTTGAAAATACACAAAAAAGCCTTGAAGATACTCAGGGAATAAGCCAGGCGGCAACCGGTATAAGCAGCTACGTAAGCACACAAAACCAACTAGAAGCCGGAAGAATTGCCAAATACCAGGCAGACTTACTAGAAGACGAGAGAAACGTAAAGCTTGAAAAAATGCCTGATATCGGAGATAAGCAAATAGATAATTATATACCCGTAACTGGAGACACTGCACAAGCTCAAAACCTAAGGAGAGAGTGGGCAACAAAAGCAGCTGATACACTTTACGCACAACACAGAGAGGCTATGCAAAAAATAGACTCAATTGTAAAAGCTGAATTACAAAGAGACGGAAGGCTCACAGAGGCATTCGTCACTCAAATAAAACATCAACTATCCTCAATGGGTCTAATCGACGAACAAAAGATAACTGCAGAAACGAACAACAAAATAAACCGAATCATCATCGAAACCGGAGAAAATGCTCCTGGAGGAATGACCTTCATGCGAGCACTAATCGCAAGGTTCCTACTAAAACTATAAAACTATGGCATACAACAGAACTAAAAGCAGAAAACGTCTAATGCTAAGAAAACAATACCACGGAAGACTAAAAAAATTCCTAGGTACAAGAGGCGCACACAGTAA